AACATATACATCTCTTACATGAGATATCCAGTGTATATTAATAAGACAGGATATATCATGCTTGATGGAGAACCATCATATGATCAAGACTGTGAGCTTGAAACATATTTAGAAGATGAGTTATTAGACTTGACAGTACAAAACTTGGCAATGTACACAGAAAACCAAAGTGCTGTACAAAGTTCAATCTATAGAATTCAAACAAACGAATAAATTTTTTACAATTTAAAATAAAACAAAATGGCAGATTTTTCTCTAACCACCCTCTTTGTGGTGCCAGTAGGTAATCAAATCCCTAGCACTGGTTCTACACAAGACTTAGCAGCAGGCCAAGTTGGTTTCTATACCAACACTTATGCTGTAGCTGATGCAGGTAACATTGCAGCTGCTCCTTATTTCTATGTAGCTCAAGGTAGAACAAACACTTATTTACAAGGTAGCAAAAGATCTGATAAGATTGCTGCTAGCCGTGTTACAGAATGGTACTCAGTTACTGGTAACCCAGTTGCTGCTAACCAAGTAACAGAAGTGGGTAATTTCACTGTAAAACCAGGAGAAGTTATCACTTTAACTTTACGTGCTTTCTCTAGCTACATTAACACTTTGTACTTCAACGGTTTCACTCGTAGTGTAACTGTAAATGCTCCATGCTTAGCATGTGGTGAAGATCCTTGTACAGATGTAGACGTTCCAGCTTTAATTGATAATTTAATTTATCACTTAGAGTTAAAAGCTCCAGGTAACAACCCTGACAACATTTCTTTCAGCACTTTCTACCAATTCCAAAGAGTTGGTGATGACCAAAATGCTAAATTAGTTATCTCTGGTAAACCATTGACTCAATATGGCCAACCTTGTGATATTGCAGCATTCCCTTGGGAGTATGACAGAATGTGGTTCCGTACATTCATCTTTGCTGGTCCAGCTACAACTGCTGACTTCATTGTTGCTGATCCTTGTAACATGGTAGCTGAAGCTGTAGTAACTCAACGTTCTACTTATGTATCTGGTACTTCTGCAGAAATTGCTCAATTAGAAAAGAATTTCTATAGCTACCAAGCAGGTTACTTGAAGCATTTATATAGAATGAATGGTTACAACGAAAACTTTGAATCTTGGGTATCTGATGGTACTACTTACGACACATTATACATCAAGTTTAATGAGTATGATAGAAGTGCTTACGTTTGGGGTGACTACATCCATGAAGATTCTACAGTTATCTTAGCTATTCCTTCTGGAGCTACTCAAGATTACTTAGATATTTTAGAAGTTGCTTTAGGTCCTGTAACTAATGATAGTGGTCCTATCACTAGCACAACAAGTACTACAACTACTATTTGGCCTAGTACATCAACAACAACTACTTTAGCTCCTTAGTAGAAAAGGTAGTTATCATATAACCTATGCCAGAGGGTGAGAGGATATTCTCAAATCCTCTGGCATTTTTATTTTAAATAACATGACTTTAGACTTTTTGGTAATAAATACTTATAACACTCAGACGTTAGGTATTGCTGACATATCACAATATGATACAGACCCTCCTGTTGTTGTGTCACCAACTATGCAGATTACCATTCCTGGATATACAGTTCCTGTAGTTCTTCCTTTTATTCCTCAAGACTTTAACGTATATAATTCTATTACATTAGGATTGAATGCATTTGGTTCTGGAGCACAACCTCTTCCTGATGGTGTATACTATATGAAGTATACAGTTTATCCATCTACAGAATACTTTGTAGAGAAGAGTATAATGAGAACTGAGAAGATACAAGAAAAGTATGACAATGCTTTTATGAAGCTTGACATGATGGAATGTGATTCAGCTATTAGAACACAAGCAAAGGTTGACTTAAGTAGTATCAACTTTATGATACAAGGCTCAATTGCTGCAGCTAACAACTGTGCTGTAGATACAGCTAATAAGTTGTATATTCAAGCTGACAGACAATTAGATTATTTTATTAGAAATAACTGTGGTTGTAGTGGAAACAACTACATAAATAACTTCCATTGATATGGCAAACTGTAGAAACTGTGGCCTTAAAGTGGGCTGTGGATGTCAATTAATTAATGGCTTATGTTCAGCTTGTAACCATAAGTTGAAGCAAGCAACTCAAAGAATTAAAAATGTTATCACCAAGATTAACGGATTGTGCAGTTGATGCTAGCATCCCTGTGCTTTTAGCAGATATTGATCAACGACTTACCTATTGGGCAAACACTCAGTATAATAACTTAGTGTATGCAGTGAATAACTACATCCCAGGAGAAGTAGTTGGTGATCTATTAAATTATAAACAAATATTAACATATAAGCTTTGTAATCCTAATTATTGTAAACCTTTTACAGTGAAGATGATTGCTAGCAGAGTGAAAGTGTTAATCCATAAATAAATAAAAAATGTCTTGTACAAGTTGTTATAACGGATGTGTAGAGACTACTACTGATCAGTGTGTACAATACACAGGAGGAAATTCTGTTCCTTTAGGTATTGAAACAGGAGATAATCTTCTTACTGTAGAACAAGCACTTATTGAGAAGGTAGTATCTTTCTTAGATGGATCAGGAATTAGCATTGCTATCAATCCATCATATTATTGTACATTAGTAAGTCAGTATCTAACAGAAACTGAAAGTCCTACTGTACCTGAATTATTTGCAGCATTAGTAAGAGCTGCTTGTAATTTACAAACTCAAACAACAGCAAACACTGCTGCAATAGCTACATTAAATGCTGATTATTCAATTGGATGTCTTACAGGTGTAACAGCTTCTTCAGACACTCATGATATTGTACAAGCTGTAATTACAAAGCTATGTGCTACATCTGATAGTTTAGCAGCTTTGTCTTTAGACTTAAGTACGAACTATGTAAAGCTTGCTGATTTAAACACATTGATACAGGCTTATTTAAATAGTATCAGTGGTGGCAGTACACAACAGTACACAAAAATGGTTCCTTATACAGCAGTAGAATACTACGGTCCTTTGACTAATTTTGATGCAACAGGAGCTGGTTTTACTAACTTAGGTTGGGATAAGATTTTCTTATGTAATGGTGCTAATGGTACTCCTGATAAAAGAGGACGTGTTGGTGTTGGTGCTATTCAAGGTGTTCCAGGTGGACCATTGAATATCAATGTTGATCCTGTATATCCTGGTAATCCTAATTATGCTCTTACAGACACAGCAGGAAGCAATAGTGTAACACTTAATATCACTCAGATACCTAGTCATACACATGCTGCTTCAGCAACTGCTACATCTACAGTTTCTCCTAATCCTCACAGTCATACAGTTGCTGGTGTAACTAATCCTGGTGGTAAAGGAGAAGGAGATAGAAAGTCTGTTTCTGCAAACATTACTACTAGTAGTGTAGATCTTTCTGTATCTACAGTGGTTAATGTTACGAATTCAAATGCTGGTAATGATGGAGCACATCCAAACATTCAACCAGTATTAGCTTGTTACTACATTATGTATATTCCTTAATAGATTTAAAATTAATATAAATGGCTTGTCAACCTGGAGATCCTTGTTATAATGCATACTATCAACCTAGTCAAGACTGTGGTTGTGCTAGTGGTTGTGAAACAATATCAACCAATGTAACATATGTGGGTCCAACCCTTCCAAATACTGGTATACAATCTGGAAATAATTTAGATTGTGCATTATCTAAAATAGATGAAGCTTTTGCTAATGGTGTCGTTGGTATAAATGGTACATCTGGTACGTCTGGTAGAAATGGTACTTCTGGAGCTGATGGTAATCCAGGCTCATCTGGAGTATCAGGATCTAACGGTAGTTCAGGATCTAGTGGTACATCTGGTAGTGGTACATCTGGAATTAATGGTACTTCAGGAGTCAATGGTTCTTCTGGTACTAGTGGTAGCTCTGGAGGTAATGGAGCTAACGGTTCTAATGGTACTTCTGGTATCTCAGGAACTAGTGGTAGTTCTGGTACAACAGGTACTTCTGGATTTACTGGTACAGCTGGTACATCTGGTACAGCTTCTACTTCTGGTGTCGATGGTACAATGGGTACTTCTGGTACTTCAGGATCAATAGGCCCTGCAGGTACTTCTGGTACAGCAGGTTTAAATGGAGATAAATACTTATCAACATCTGGAACTTCTTTAACTATTGGAACAGGAACTAAATCTTTAACAATAGGAACAGGATTAGCTTATAGTGTTGCTCAGACAATACTTTTAACATATAATGCTTCTAATACAATGCAAGGTTCTGTTACTAGCTATGATAGCTTAACAGGTGCTTTGGTTGTTAGTGTTGCTACTACCACAGGTTCAGGAACATACACAGCTTGGACTGTAAACTTATATGGTGCTGCTGGTGGTAATGGTACAAGTGGTACTTCAGGAACTCATGGAACTTCAGGTTCTAGTGCAACTGCAGGTACTTCAGGTACTAGTGGTACAAATGGTACATCAGGTACAAATGGTACAGCAGGAACCTCTGCAAGTTCAGGAACACATGGAACTAGTGGTTCTTCTGCAACAGCAGGTACAAGTGGTAGTGCTGGAACAGCAGCTACATCTGGAACAAGTACAGGTACAAGTGGTACATCTGGTGCAACTGGTTCTAGTGGTGCAAGTGGTTCAAGTGGTACATCTGGAGCTAATGGAGCAACAGGTCCAACAGGTCCAACAGGTCCTACTGGTAGTCCTGGCCCTACAGGTCCTACAGGTCTTACAGGACCAACTGGTTTAACTGGATCACCTGGTCCTACAGGATCACCTGGTCCTACTGGACCAACAGGTCCTTCTGGAGGTCCTGGTCCAACTGGTCCAACAGGACCAACTGGCCCTACAGGTCCAGGATTTACATCTATTTCTCCAGCAAACTCTGGATCAATAGTTATATGTAGCACATCAAACTCTGGATATACAAATTCAAGTGTTACTGTAAGTGGTACGTCAATATATGCAGATGCTTTTTATCAAAACTCTGACTTAAGACTTAAAGATGTACTTATAGCTATTCCATCAAGTGATGTAGAAACTGTGTTATATGTTTGGAATGATCCAGATAGAGACACTAAACAACACTGGGGATACATAGCACAACAAGTGCAAAAACATTTGCCAGATGCTGTAGATACAAAAGAGGATGGCTTCTTAACAGTAGATTATGTACAAGTGCACACTTGGAAGATTGCTCAATTAGAAAAACGTATTGCTGAATTAGAAGCTAAATTAAAATAATATGAGTTGGTCAGGACTAGCAAGTAACCAAATAGTATCAGATACCAATTTAGCAGATGCTTGTAATACAGGAGTATTTGTACCTAAGACTTCTATACCCTCAACTGGAAAAATGCTTACAAGAAACGAAGCATTAAGTTATGCATTTTTAAGTGACATGCCTAGTTTATATCCCAATCAACTTGTACAAAAGTCTGATTTAAATAAATATATAGCATGTTTATACGGACCTTATAATCAATATGTATATGCAACAGATGGGGACAGAGTATATAAATCTACAAATGGTGGTTTTTCATTTGCTTATTTTACAGCACTTCCTTACTCTCCTGGTGTGTATATTTACACTGCATTAGCAGCTAGTTCTACTGGACAATATGTTGTAGTTGGTGGAAACACATCAAACTTTGTTTATGTTTCTAATGACTACGGTGCTTCTTTTTCTACAGTTACTGTATCTGGTGCTTCTCCATTTACTACATTTTATATATGTGACATTGATATGTCTGAAAGTGGTCAGTACATTGCTATTGCAGGTAAAACTGCTCCAGGTGAAAGTGCTGGACAGGTAACTATTGCTAGGTCTAGTAATTACGGAGTTTCTTTCTCAGTATATACAACAAATTATCTTGGAGGAAATGGTACTAGAACATCTGTTGCTGTTTCTGGAGATGGTGCTTGTATGTCATATGTAGCATTTAATCAAAGCACTGGGAATTCTTGGAGATATTATTCAACTAATTATGGTTCTACATTTACCTCTGGAGGAGTGTCAGCAAGTTCATTATTTACTGATATTGCTATGTCATATACAGGCCAATATCAAATGATTGTAAATTATGGCACAAATCCTAGTGGTGGAGGTCAAATATATGTAAGTAATAACTATGGCTCAGGATTTTCCGTAAGAGGCATTTCTGGTTATCCACATGGTACTGGATATTTAAAATATTGTGGTATGTCTAGTAATGGTGGAGTTATGTATGCCACAACAGATGGGAATGCAACTCCATATGATTCTCCTAATACTTTTCGTTCTACAGATTTTGGAGGAGGCTTTGCTTATGCTACTGGTATTACGAACCCATGTTATGGGACAGCCGTAGGTAATTCTTTTATGCAAAGTAGTGGTAA